TATATCCTATCACTTATATTAAAATCATTCTCATTCCATACACCCAAGCTCTGCATGATGTCTTTAAAGTCTTTCATAACAGTTCGCTTGAGAGATGGAATTGTTTTACGGACAATGGTTATAGTCTCTTTGTTTTCTAGCGCCTTTACTATACACCATTGAAGTAAAGCGTAAGTCTTTCCGCTTCTGGTGCCGCCAATATGATGCGTCACTCTTGTTGGGCTATCTTGCTGATATTGGTAACTAATCGTTGTATTAATTTCCAGATTCATCTATTACCTTTTGTGTTATGTTTACATTGATTTGCTGTATCCTTTGTTCTATCTCAGCTTTAATCTCAGTCCTTCCCAATTTAGGTATGACGTATTCCATCATCTTTAAGGATAGCTCTATTGCTTTCTCTGGGTCTTTCTTTCTTATCTTCTCTAAATCCTCAGCTATGTTGTTAAGGGTGTTGTTTGCAGCACGAGCTAATGTTAATTTCATCTGCTCCGTAGAACGATTCAATGCTCCTGCCGGTCTGCCTGATTTGTTTATTCGGGTATCTCCCTTACTAAATGCCATTGTAATTGGTTGTATTTAACTATGTTATATATATTTTAACACACTACTTCACCTTTGTAGTTATCGTATCAAGAGACCACCTTAAAATCTATTTAAACTGCCCTATCGGTATGGAATATCATCTTAATATTTTGGAATTGATGATGATTACCTCTATCTACTGACCAATACGGCTTCATTTCTCTTAGGATTTCTAATCTTTGTGATTCATCTAAACGGAATTGCTCTACTGCTCCTATATCTAAATGAAATGGAAATTCTTTTATATGCCATCCTTCATATGCTATGTTCCACATTGAATACATTAGAAAATCAAAGCATAGATATTCGTTATCTATTAAGTTTTTATTAGCTCTTTCGTTCAGCCATTTAAAGTATCTTTCTAATTTAGAACAGTCATACACTGGTATATCTTGAAACCACCAATATAAATTATAGTTTTTTGTTTCTCTTATTATATTATCATTTGTATCTATGTCCAATAGTTTTGCAATAGTTTTTATTATATCACCACCAAGATTTGCCCAATTTCCGTTTACCCAATTTCTATTTCCAATCCAATAATATACATCATCTAAATTACATTCCTTTACTATTTCAGTCTCTGCATCAAATACTCCTATGTAATCATATTGAGAATAGATTTGAGATAATGCCCAATTCTTTTTTATATTAACTACACTAAGTTTACCATGTTCGGATTCAGGCAATACTAATTCTTTATATTCTAATCCTTTTCTCTTAAATGAAAAGGCTTCTAGCTCAGAACTAAATACAACATATAAATCATGCTTAACTTCTAATAATTGCATTGATTTAATAAATGTTTCTAAATCTTTAAACTTAGGTGAATGTACTGGTATTATTGTTGCTGTTTTCATTTAAAGGGATTTTCCATTGTATTCTTAATATGGGTCTTAACTCTTTTGCAATTTAGGAAGGCTGTACTCTTTGATATCTTTATTTCTGCTGCTAACTTCTCTAATGTCATATCTTCATTAAACCAATAGAGTTGTGCTAACTTACTACTAGCCCATTGCTTTGTATATTCCATCTTCTTTAACTCTGTCACTATATCATTGTATGTGTTTTCCAATTTTGCATCATACTCCTCATCATACTCTGTCTCCAATCTATCATCATATACATCCGATTGGTATTGTATCTTCTTATCTCTTTTAATCTTATTTAGGAATCTGGTCTTTAGGAATGAATAACAATACATTACATTAAATGAATTCTGTCCCCACCATAAAGCAGGATTTACTTTCTCTCCTAAGTAAACATATAATTCTCCAACTAAGTCTTCTGCCGTATCCTTATTCTTTGTTATATTATAAGTTGCTGCTAATAACCAGCTATGCGATTCTGAATATAGATTACCTAGTCTTCTATTATTTTCCTTATGCTTGTCCATCAATTCGTTTAACAAAGTTCTGAAGTTCTGCAACGCAATCGCCCCAATGTCTTGCTGCTGATGCGCAAGTACAAGGTTGCCCTGTATCAGTTCCTCTTACTGCATTACATCTAGTCCAAAAGATACCTGCTAAGTGTGTTGGTAGTGTATGTGTAATACCTGCTAAATCTCTTTTTATATTCTGATACTCCTCTAATGTAAAAGGATGGTATCTACTTTGTTGTACTGGTGCTTCTCCCATATTAAAATAATTTTATTTCTTCTTTACATCCACATAGTTCATTAAGATATATACGTCTTGCTTCGCAACCACAATCATCTGAATTAAAGAATCGTTTAGCTATCCATCCGGCTAAATCCTTTCCCCAGCCCAATGTGATTACATTTATTAATCCATCGGTTATGTTTCCTAATTTAATTATACACATGTTATTTTATTTTTGCTCTTTTACCTCTTATAGTTCTCCAATGTAATGCATTTTCTGAACGAGTTACTATTTCTAAGTTATCAACATTATTACAATGCTTATCCAAATTTTTGTGATTTATCTCTTTACCTTTTGGAATCTTACCTATGAAAGCTTCTACCACGACTCTATGGACTCTTCTCCATAATCTTTGTTTGTTAGGTCCTTTACCTTTGAAACAGCCTATGTACATGTAACCACTTGGATGAGTACGAGGTTTTAATATTCGCATTTCACCTTTAGGATTATAACGAGGACTTACCTTTGTTGAATAAACAATTCCTAAGTTTGAAACATAGTAATCAGATAGTCCACTTATTTCTTTAATTATTTCTTTTTGCATTATTTATATTTAAAATTATATTTTCTTGAAGGAACTCTACCTTTAACTGCATTAGCAACTGTAGATAATCCCATACCTAATTCAATTGAAGTTTGTGTTATTGATTCATATTCTTTAATAAAATTATTATTTTTATCAAAAACTAAAATTGGTTTTTTAGAAGCTTGTGTTCCAATTAATCTAGTTTTTTCCCACCTACCTTTAGCTGCATCTGATTTACCAGCATTTGCCCATGCTTTCTTTTGTAGTTCAGCCCATTCACCTGAATTAACCATTTCAATTGCTTTATTAGTTCCCCATTTTTTTCTCCATTCCATTTGTTTTTTAGTATTCTTTCCACCACCTTTCTTACCCATACCAGAAAACTTATCACTATAAATGTTAGTACCATTATCAACTTGATATCCATACTTTCTTTGTAATTGTCTTTCTCTATCTGATGCTATGTTAATATCATAGTGTTCTTCTAATACTTCATATTCAGTAAATCCTTGTACTCTAATTCTACTTTTCAAATTTTTTGTACATCCAATCTTAACGCCAGGTATATGGTAAATATAATACATTATCTATAAATATTAGTAGTTTGATAAGACATAAAATTGGGGGAAGTACATAAATGACAATGACTCCCCCCGTTTATATAAGGATAATAGTTTCGGAAAATCCAAATTTTGGCAAATTAAAAAACCGAAACCAATTATAAATATAAAACTATGTAACATATTATTATCCTATTTTTTTACAAAATGAATGTTTACTTCATTACCATGTATATCGTTATTCTCTATATCAATTACTTTAAAGCCATTATCTTCTAAGAACTGAATAGATTCTTCTTTTGTATTCTGTCCATTGTAAAGGATGTCCGGCTTTGCTCCTGCTTCTATGTTACCGGCATCAACCATAAACAATCTTTCACCTAATCCTCTTAATACATTCAAATCATTACCTTGCGTATCAATCTTTAGATAACTAATGTAAGGTATATCATTTTCTTCAATCCATTTATCCAAGCGAATAACATCAACCTCAACTCCACCTATGTATTTAAAATCTTCTCTGCCAGGCCATTCGGTTTCTGATTTATCTGAGAATGATAATAGGGAACTACAACTGAAATCTCCGTATTGTGATTCAGGTGATATATTCAAATAGCTTTTACCTTCATAATCTGAAACACATTTATCCACTAATATAAAATTAGATAGGTTAGATGTTTGTTCTCTTATTCTTTCTACTAATGCAGGTACAGGTTCAAATGCTATTACTAATGTCTTTGGTTCAAATCTTGCGTAGTGTATTGGCCACTTACCATCATTAGCTCCTACGTCTATGTGTATTCTATTGTATTTACTAAACATATATTATTTTTGTCTGTATTCTAATTTATCTAATTGCATATCTCTTAACTTAATTGGATAATGAAATCTTAATATTCCATAAGGTCCTTTATCTAAATGATATTTTAAAATTGATTCAGGATGTAATAGTGCTCCTTCGTTTAAATAAGTTTGTAAGTTATTAAATACTGATGAGTAATAATCCATTGCTTCCGAACTTCCATATGCAAATGTATCATTGTATCCACCCCTATGGTCAAACCCAATAGGAATATTAATTCCATTAAAAGGTTTTAATTCTAATGGCTG